ATAAGGATAAAATATTATGGCAACTTACGGAAGTGGACAAATGCTTGGGTCAGGAATCAATCCTGAATCGTTTAAACAGGATTATAGTGGGTTTACTCGCGCTGCTGAAATGCAAGCGCAGGGTATTACTAGTCTTGGACAGAATATTAGTCGAGCTATTGAAGGCTATGGAGAAGCCAAGAAAGAACAAAAGAAAGTAGATGCTTATAACAAAGCATCGGCTAAGTCTATCGAGGCAGCAATCACTCTTGGTAGTTCCTATGAGATTGCTGGAGTAGAAAAAACGCTTAGACCATTCCTAGATGCATATAATGATCCTAATCTTAGTCCTATTGAGAAAGCTGCACTACTAGATGAAGGCAAAGCAATGATCCCTAATGTCTTTGGTCGATTTGATCAAAGTCAGGCAAATGCTATTCAGAGAGCGCAGGTTAATGCAAGAAATGCACCACCTTTGCCTGAACTGCGTACATATAAAAGAGAACCATACAAATATGGATCTGGTGAACTACAAGGCACGCAAAGAGGTAGCGATGGGCAACTTTATGATGAAAACTTTAATCTTATTACAAATTTAGATGCCTATGCAAAAGGAGAAGCTGTAGAAGTTTATTCTTCTGGTTCGGGACAGTCTGCGGCAAGTGCGATTGATGCTGGATTAGCTCTCCCATTTTATGGAGGAGTAGGTGAATCTCCACCAATGATAACTGGGCCAGATGGGGCTCCAATGTTATTGCCTCCACCAGAAGGAACTACACCAATTAGCCCATCGGCTATAGATTCTAGCATAGCTTTAGACCCAAGACAAGCAAGGCAAGTTCCTGGAGAACCACCAGCAAGTATAGCATTACCAAAACCTATTCCACAATTAAAGTCTAGAGTTGTTTCGGATGAAGTTCAAGCAGTAGAAACATTCCGTCCTGCAACTGCTGAGGAATCAGCACCATATGGTGGTGTTCCTGGACAAATGAGTAGCACAGGAAAATTTTATCCAATTAGACCTACTTCTGGAACTGAGTTTACAATAAATCCAGATGGAAGCACAACTTATAGACAAGGTGCTGGAGTTGGTGGAAAAGCCGTTCAAGCACAAAGAGCTGAAGATGCAAAAGTTGACAAAGCCATGGGTCTCATGCAGGACCTTAATTTGCTTGAGAAAGCTTCAGAATCAATGACTCCTGGAGTTCTTGGGGCTGCTGGTCGAATGGTTGCTGAACAAATTCCCGCTACTCAACAAGCTGAAACTAAAGATATTATTGATCGAGTCAATTCTACGCTTACACTTTCTGGAATTCAAGAAATGAGGGCGAATAATCCTACTGGCGCAGCACTTGGCAATGTATCTGATAAAGATATGTCAGTTTTACGGACTTCTGTAACAGCCCTTAGAAATGCTCAAAGTCCAGCAGCCTTTAAGCGTGAATTAGTCAGATTAAAGAATCTTCAGCATGATCTTGTTTATGGATCAGAACGAGTGCTTAAATCTAAACTAGATAAAGGTGAAATTACTCAATCACAATTTAGCCAAGCCATGGGAAATGCACCTACTGAGTATTTGGATGAACAAGGTGAAATTAAATCAAGAAGTGCAACTCCATCAGTCAATCCAAGTAGCGGATTGGAATTAACCACAGAAGAGCGACAATTAATTGAGGAATTTTCAACTAAAAAATAACTAAATGGCCGAAGAACAATCACCAAATATTGACTTATCTAAAGAGGTATCTATTGCTTATGATGATATAAAAAATATATTTTCATCTCGTAAAGAAGCTTTTTCACAACTTGCCGAAGCAAAAAAAACTGGTAATATTGAATTGGCGAAACAACTTGCTGACAAGGCAGTTAAATTAACCGATTTGTTAAATCGCAAGCAAAATCAATATGATTTACTTAAAGAGAAGGAAGAAAAACCTAATCTAGAAAGAATCCAAAAACTTGGAGAAGAATTAAGAAAGCCAATATCTGCTCCGTTTAGTAATTCTGGAATGGCTGGTATGCCTGGTATTACTTCATTAAATCAAAATCAGTCATCTCCTGTTGAGCAATCAATAAGACAACGTGAAATTATCGCAGAACTTTATAAAACGCCACTTAGTGCTGGAGGTAGACAATCTGAACAATTACCTGCTGGAGTTAGGGCTGGTATTGGTGCATTACCAACTCCTGAATCAGAAGCTGAATACATAAAACTAAAATATCCAGATGCAAATATTACTCCAATTTCTGTTGGTGGGAATACTGAGTTTTTAATTAAAAACAAAGATGGAAGCGTATTCACAACACTTGATCAGGGTCTTGCTGGAACAGCGGGTATGCTTGCTGTTGAAGGCCCACTTACGGCAGCCGAAATCGCAGCAGGAATAACAACTACCGTTGCAACAAAAAGTCCAATGGCGGGAAACCTTGCCGCTGGAGCTACAAGAGCTACCCTTGGCCCTATTGCAGATTCAATCACAAGAGCTTCACTTGGGATGCCTCAAAAAGTAGGTGAAAGCATTATGAGGCGCGGAACTGAAGCAGGTATCGGAGTTGCGATTGGAGTAGGAACTGACTTTGCTATCCCAGCAGTTAGAGCATCAAGAATTAAAAGTGATTTTGGAAATGAGTTTGTTAGAAATCTTGATGAATCAGTAGGAAGACTTGCAGCTAGAGAAGAAAAACTAGCTGCTTCTCAAGGTAGACCAGTCAGACAAATACAAGTTCCTCTTGGTGCAAGAATAGCAGGGCAGGAAGGTATGAGATCGCAGTCTGAGCTTGCTGGTGCATATTCAGGATCTAATATTACTTCAGCAGCGCAACAATCACAAGAAGCAATTACTGGATTACTTAGAGATTATGTAAGCGAAATTCCAGTTAATCCTGTAAATTATGCAAGTATTGCTATTCAAAAAGAAGCACAACAAAAAGCACTTGTTAATAGCATTGCACAAAACAATAAAACAAATACGAATATTGTTGAAGGTGCAATTTCAAGATTAGTAACTGATAATGCTAAAGTAAATGCTGATAATCTTGGGACATTTATAAGAGATACAATTTCAAGTGCTGAAGAGCAATCAATAAAATCAACAAAAGAACAATATGATTTCTTGGCACAAGTAGCTGATGATGCTGGATTTTTAATAAGTCCAGATACTCTTCTTAAAGAAGTATCTAAAATAAAAAAAGAAATAAATCCATCTGGAGCATTTAATGAATCTGCTATAAATACTGTAGAAAATAGACTTAGACAGATAAAAAGACCTTTAAATTTTAGGGATTTTGATGATTACATTAAGGCATTTAATGATGCAAGACCAGATAATGCTGTTGGAGGAACAACTACAGATGTTTTATCTATGCGTTTTTCTAATGAATTATCAAAATTAAGAAGAAATGTTTATGATCAAGTAAATGTAACTTATGCAGATGGAACAAGAAAAAATCTTGGAAACGAATTTCAAACTGCGACTGAATTAGTTCAAAGAAGAGGAGCATTTGAAAAAAATACTCTTGGAGGGATATTAAAAGAAGCTGCGGGTGAACAATCAACAACAAATAGAGATATTGCTAGTGCAGCAATAAAAGAACCATTCACAATCAATAGAGTTCTTCAAGCAGCAAAACAACTTGAAATAGACAATCCTGCACAGGCTGGCGTTGCAAGTAAATTGCAAGAAATGATGGGCGAGCAGTATCTTAATAATCTTAGAAAAGAGGTAAGGAAAGGCGCACCTAGACTTGACTATGATCCACAAATGCTTGAATCATTATATGGAAGTGAATCAGCATCAGTAGCAAGAGGGATGGATAGCTTGAATGATCAATTAAGAGTATTAAGGCAGTCAGATGTCCCAAATATGACTCTTACTGACTTAAATGAATTATCTGGTGCTCTTGGTAAAGATGCTAGAGACGCAGTTGCTGCTAACATAATTAAAAGAAATGTATTGCAACAACAGGAGGAATCACTAGTAAGAAGTGAAATATTTAGGCTTGCAAAAAAAGGTGACTTTAAAGATATTGATGCAGATACTCTTTCTAAGTTATTACTTTCTTCATCTCCAGAAAGCACCATTGCCAATGCTGAAGCAATTATGACGCAATTAAGTAAGGCATCACCAGAATCAAGAAATCTTTTCAAAGGTGATTTTAAAAGAAATTTACTACGAAATTATCCTGGTGGAGAGCCAACTGTAAATGCTCCATTTGAAAAATTGTTTGATGCTGATAAAGTCATATCTGATTTTGAAACAGCAGGAGGAGGCGTTTCTGAATTAGGCAAAAAAATAAAAGTTGTTCTTGGAGAAGAAGAAGCAATGCGATTATATGATATGGCAAAAGCATATCAAGCAAATGCTATTACTACTAAGGCAACGCCTGGATTCACGCCAAGAATGTTTTTAAGCGATAAGGGAGCAACATTGGGGCTTCCTATTGGTAAAGTGACTGAATCTGTTAAAAATAGGCTTGTAACTGCAATGCTATCTAATGAAAGATCGTTTCCAATGCTAAGAAGCGCACTTGCAAGAAATTCTCTTCCTGGAGGTGTTAATGCAGCATACAACAAAATGGCAAAAGAGATGTTCTTAACAAGAACTGGAATAACAGCATTAGCATATCAAGCATCTAGCGATCCAGACTTTTCTGCTGAGTTAGTAAAAATGGCAAAAGAATTCAGCAAAAAAGAAGGCTTGAACTTAGAACAGGAATAGAGTTTAATTCCTTCAGTTAAGGAATAATTCCCATGAACGAAGAACAACTCCAGAAAATAAAAGACAATCACTACGATGACCGCCCAGATAAAAGCGAGTGGTTTCTTGAGGTGCGAGAACGTGCGAAGTTGTTGCCACGCAATAACATCGAGCATTACGCCCCACATAAGGCAGCGTTGGCATTGTTTCTATTATCTCAAGGAGCTAGACTTACTGAAATATGCAAGAAAACAGGCGCGAGTAGAGAGACTATTCGTATGCTTGAATGGAGGCATAACGACACACTTGAGACAAAGCGGAAGGAGTTTTCTATGCGTTACGCTATTGCCGCGCAGGAATACACTGACTTGCTGTTTGAGAAAGCCACACAGCTATTTGACGATCCAGATAGTCTTGCCAAGATTTCTCCTGAGAAGCTGGCGATTACTGTAGGCATCCTTACCGACAAGGCAGCACAGCTTACAGGTATGGCAACCACAGTTGTGGAGCATCGCAAAGGAGCAAGCCTAGATGACGCTGCAAACCTCATTAACGAGGCAAGATCGCGTATTGCCAAAGGTAAGGTAATCGAAGCTGAGTTACTATGATTTGGAGACCACATCAAATACTAACTCCTCCAACGGATGAAGAGTTGATTCAGATGACTCCAGAAGAGGTGTTGTCTATCCATCGCATCTACCACGAAGCGATTGAGAATGCTGAGAAAGACCCGTATGAGTATGGGTTTCGATTGCCTCACTGGACAAAAGCTGAAGAACAACTACATGAGGTTAATGAAATCCTAGCACTCGGAGGTAACAGGTCAGGAAAAACTCAGTGGGGCGCGTTCTCCGTTGTTCGTGCTGCCGTGGAGAACCCTAACTCCGAGATATTCTGCTTCGCGCAAACGTCCGAGGTTTCGATTCGTCAGCAACAAAGCGCAGTCTGGGCATGGTTACCAGAGTATCTGAAGACTAAGTTCACAAGCGCAAGTGCATACATCTCCTACAAGAAGAAAACAGGCTTTACTGATTCATCGTTAATCCTGCCAAATGGCTCCCAGATCATCTTTAAGACGTATTCACAGTATCAAAACAACCCAACAATCCTAGAGGGTGCGGAGCTTGGATCTAGGAATCCAGTATGGCATAATATCGGTGTGTGGCTGGACGAGTATCTTCTTGGCCCTGAACTTATAAACACCCTACGATTCCGTCTAGCTACTCGTAACTCTAAGATGCTTGTCACGTTTACTCCTATTGATGGGTGGACTGAAGTAATCAAGGAGTATCTCGATGGAGCAACAACTGTTGAAAGCCGTGAAGCTGAACTACTTAATAACGAACTTGTTCCGTATGTCCAGCGATCCAAGAAGTTAAATGCTTCCGTGCATTACTTCCACTCTCAGGACAACGCCTTTGGTGGATATGAACGGATTAAAGAAACGCTAAAAGGCAGGACGCGCGAGGAGATTCTAATCCGCGCATACGGTGTGCCAATGAAGTCACACGCTACTAAATTTCCTAAATTCAACAAGGTTGTGAATGTGATTGATCCTGAGAAGATTCCTAAAAACAACGTCACAAAGTATCATGTAATCGACCCTGCTGGATCGAAGAATTGGTTCATGTGCTGGATTGCAATGGATGAGACTGGAACAATGTGGGTATATCGTGAATGGCCTGGAGTTGACGTAGGTGACTGGGCTGAGTGGCGATCTGGAAAGTGGATGCCTGGAGAAGGTGCTAAAGGACAGGGGTTTGGTATCCGTGACTACGTTGAGCTTATCGAGGAACTTGAAGGTGATGAGGAAATCTTTGAACGGTTAATTGACCCTCGACTTGGTGCTGCAAAGTATCAGGTGCAAGATGGTTCATCCTCGATTATCGAAGACTTGAATGATGCCGGCATGGTCTGCATTCCTGCGCCTGGACTAGATATTGACGATGGATTGCAAGCATTGATTGGGAAAATGGCATGGGACACAAGTAAGCCACTAGATGCCGTTAATCGTCCCCATTTCTACATCAGTTCTGACTGCGAGAACATTATTCAAGGATTATCTGAATACACTGGAGAAGGTGGATTGAAGGAAGCATGGAAGGATGTGATTGACGTTTTGCGCTATGCTGCGATATCTGGAATAGATCATGTTGACAATTCTGTCAGTTTGGTTACAACTCAGGGCGGTGGAGGTTACTAATATGAATACGAAAAAAGAAGCAAAGAAACGAGGAAGACCAGCAAAGGTTGTAGAAGAGATTATTGTAGAACTACCAGAAGCCCCATTACGAGCAATGATTGTAGGAATTTGCAATAATCCGACATGGCTAAAGGCTCGCATTGATGGATTTAGCGTTAATGTTAAATGTCCAGCACAGATATCAAAACGCTTGCTAGGAAAGGAAGTTGATGTTATGCTCGTCAATTCCGACCTTGAGGACTACTATCAATACATACCATGAATGACGTTCAGCAATTAGAAGATGAGTCTCTTGTTTATTTAGACAAGAAGCCTGATATTAACGCATTGGCTAACGCTTATGACACTTGCTTAGTTGATCTTGATTATTATTTTGAATCATGCCTACGGTCATACAATGATCGGCGCAACATTTGGGATGGCAAATCTGATGACTTACGCAAGAATGGTTCAAACGCATTCCCGTGGCAAGGTGCTTCCGATCAAGAGGTGAACGTAGTTGGTGAGCGCATCGACATGTATGTTGCTTTATTTGACCAAGCCCTCCAGCGTTCCCACATCAAAGCATTTCCTACGTCGATGGCAGCAATGCCTAAAGCTGCTGTAGTTTCTGGTTTCTTAAAATGGATGCGATCATCTTACATTCCTGACTTTAAACGTCAAATGGAGCTTGGGGGCAACTACCTAATGGAAAAAGGAATCATGGTTTCCTACATTGGATGGAAGCGTGAAAAGCGTTCCTACCTACAAAGTGTAAGTCTTGAAGAGATTCAACAAGCATCACCTGACCTAGTAGAGTTGATTCTTAGCGAGCAAGATGACGAAATGCTTATTGATTTGATTCAGCAATCATTTCCTGATCTTTCTACTAAGAGAGCAAAGAAATCAATTAAAGACCTTCGCAAGATGGGTGTGGCTGAGATTCCTATCTCTCGCCAAACTATTGACTGCCCAGTTGTTTACTCATGCGCTCCTGATGGTGAAGTAATGTTCCCATCGTATATTTCTGACCCACAACGCGCACCATATATGTTCTGGCGCACATTCCTCACAGCGCAAGAGCTAGAGAAGAAGGTGACCAATGAAGGATGGGATCGCAAATGGGTAGATAATGCCATCGAAACACTTCGCGGTAAAGATTCTATGTATCTCGATGGCGAGAAAGTAAAAACCCAAACTCGCTTGCCAATCACAGATGACAATGATCTTGTAATGATTGTCTATGCGTATCAACGATTGATCGACGAAGAAGATGGTTCAGAGGGCATTTACTGCACAGTATTCCATCCACAGACAGATGGATATGCCAAGCATGAGCTTCTTAATGGCTACGATGATTATCCATTTGTGGTAACTCGCTTAGCCAATGATCAGAAGCGCATGTATGAAGTGCAGACATTCTCTGATATTCTTCGTGGGCCACAGATGCAAATCAAGACAGAGCGCGATAGTCGAATTGACCGTGCGTCTCTTGCTACTTTGCCTCCTATTATGCACCCTGCTGGAAGACCGCCATCTGATTGGGGGCCTGGACGTAGAGTGCCATATCGTCGATTGGGTGAGATTGCTTTTGGGCCAATCCCCCCTCGCGATGACGGCTCAGTAGAGAGCGAGCTTTCCATGCGTGGACAAGCTGATCGTGCCATCGGATTAGACCTTACAAATCCGCTCTCATCGGCACGTCAGCAGTATTATATCGGCAAGTTCCTTGATCACGTTAAGGATGTGCTTACGATGGCATGGAAGCTGTATCAGCGAATGGGGCCAGATGAAGTATTCTTCCAAGTAACTGGTAATCCCAACCCGCAGGTAATGACGAAGGGTAGCCCTGATGAGAACTTCTCAATTATGGTATCGTTTGATTCATTGTCTAGCGATCCAGAAACAGCAGAGACGCAGTTGAAAAACATGGTGTCACTTGTCCAGTTGGATCGTAATGGCATCCTCGATGTCAACAAGCTACTTGAGTTTGCCGCATCGTCGATCAATCCTATCTTTGCTGACTACGTATTGCAACCAGTCGAGGAAGCGCAACAGAAGGTTCAGAAGAACGTCACTGATGACCTTGCGAAGATATTTGCTGGCATCGAAGTCCCTGCTCAACCGAATGGAGCGCAGATTGCAATGCAAATGGTTCAGGCTTACGTTCAGCAGCCCGATGTTGCGGCTAGAGCGCAGCAAGACGAGGCTTTTGCTGGTCGCTTGCAGAAATATGCCAGCCAATATCAATTCCAGCTACAACAGGCGCAGAACGCCGAGATTGGACGTATCGGAACAGCACCCGCCGAAATGGGTGGAATGACAACTCAAGGAATGGAACAATAATCTCAATTAACAACTAATAAATTATGTCAACTGATAAAAAAGAAAAAAATAGTGGAGTCTTTGGTTCAATTAGTCGCGCTATTTCTAAGCCTATAAGAGCATATCAAGAATATCAACGTATAGATAGCGAAAATGCCTATAAGGCAAGAAAAAAACGGCTTGAAATTGAAGACAATCAGAGAAAAAAACCTACTCCGCAACCATTATCGTCACCTTCTCGTTCTCAAATTTTAAAGGACAAAGAAGTTCAATTACAGAAAGCGTTGTCCTCAAGCCCTATTGACAAAGCACTTATCGAACGAGGAAGGCAACTAAACCGAGAAGCACAATCCAACAAATCTCGCGGCACTCAATCGTCTACCACTCGCAAACTTATTAAGTAATATGAAACAAGGACTATACAGCAACATCAATGCTAAACGCAAACGGATTGCATCAGGGAGTGGCGAGAAGATGAACAAAGTTGGCAGCAAGAAAGCACCAACTGCGAAGGACTTCCGCGAATCAGCCAAAACAGCAAAGAAAAAGTAATGGAGAAGAGATTCACCAAGATCGTCACTAACCCTACAACTGGACGGAAGAAAACCGTCAAGTATGGGCAAGCAGGTAAAGCTGCTGACGGTGGTGATCGGATTCGTCCAGGCACGGCCAAAGGCGATTCGTATTGCGCGAGATCAGCCAAGATCAAAGGTGACTGGAAATCAGACCCTAATTCGCCAAATAACCTATCCCGCCGAAAATGGAAGTGCCGTGGGAGCAAGTCAATGAAGTAATGAGAGACTACAAAAAAGAGTATCAGGAATATCACGGCAAGCCTAAGCAGGTATCTCGCCGTGCGGGTCGTAATGCTGCGCGAGCGAAAGCAGTGAAGTCTGGGATGGCTTCCAACGGAGACGGAAAGGATATTCATCACAAGAACAATAATCCCAAGGATAACCGTGCTTGTAACATTGCATCTGTATCAGTAAGCAAGAACCGAGGGTTTCCACGAACATCAACTAACAAACCGAAAGGAAGATTGAAGTAAAGATTATGACAGATATGCCATACATGCCCAATTTTAAAAAAACAGGACTGCCAATTAGTCTGAAAAAAGACTACTCAAAACGTCCAGATGCAAATTATGGGAAACGTCCAGATGGGTCAGTTAAAGGTAAAGGATTTCTTGGCGAGTTGAAACTGCCAGATGGAGGAGTTGCTACTGAATACTCGACACAGTCTAATGCTATTAAGGTTAACGGTAGTCGAATTGATTTCCCTACACTTGTTCCTACATTAACCAAGGATGAGGTTCTATTGATGCAGAATGACATCATTCCAAACAAAAAACCAATCCCAGAAGAAATTATGCAGAAAGCGATTCAACACGCTAAATTAAGATTAGATCAAAAACTTAGTCCATTCAAATGACACCAATACCTAAGCCAAGCATATCGCAAGCAGTCGAAGCTCTCTCTGATCGAGATGAGTTTAAGGCCATCCTACAATTCCTCTATGACGAGCGTGAGCGTTTCTTCGGAGACCTACGCCAGTGTGTAGAGGCAAACGAGGTAATGAAGATCGTAGGCAGCATTTCAACATTGGACGAACTTCTCATTCTTTTGAAAAAAGAGGCTTGACATTCATCAGCATTCCACTATTACTTCTTTGCTGTTTTGTTTTCAGCTTGTTTGTGTTCAAAGGGACTCGTAGGGTAGTAAAATACTCTACGAGTTTTCTTTTTGGATTAGTAAGTAGGTAAAAATTGCAGTTCATCAAGCATATCGCTTGGATCTTCTTTCCCGTTTGCCATCGCCTCAATCCATAGTGCTGGGTCAATAGTTGCGGTGTGTTTCCATCCTGCTGCTAACAATTCTGTTTTTTGGATTTCATCTGCGGATAGGCATTTTATCACTCCATTCAGAGCGTAAACAGACAGCATTCGGTTTAGTTTAATTGTGTTCATGTTTTGGTTGCGCAAGAATAATGTTATCTAATTTTAACTTGTGCAAGATAAATCATTGTAGTTTATTGTGCATCTATGATTTAGTGCTACCTACAACTAGATCGGACAATCAAGACAAAGTTCGCCCATTACAGCTAACCTTGCCAGATTTACTACCTCATAACTGAGTCGTCAACCTTGAACAAACCGTTGATACGGCTCTCATCCTATCCGTGGGAATTACGGCTTAACAAATGAGCGTTTCGTGCATTACTCTCGCTTCAATTATCGTCAGGCGAGAACCCCTAAAAAGCAGTCTAATTACTATCACACTTTTTTTCGCATGACTCATAATTTAATATGTGAACCTTCCACTCAACTACAAATGAAAAGCCCGTTCAGGCTACAACCTCTGAACGGGCTTAATTGCAATGAACACACAGCAAGAAAAGTTTTTGTTTAGCGGTTGTAGCGCACGAACGAGATGACAATAAATCACAAAATATGAATTGGCAAGAATTATTTTCATAAAACGAAAGATTTATTTCATTTATATTGGCTATTGACAACTGCATCATTTTTGCGTTAATGTCCCTGCGAATCGCACCGCCGAGCGTAAATGGCGTTCCTAATATGAGTAATCCAGAAGCTACCGCTGAAGCTATTGAATCAGTGTCCAATATGTCATTTGAAGAGCTTGTAGCTCAGAGAACGGCAAGACAAAGTAATCCAGAACCCGAATCAGAGGAGCAATCTGAAGAATTGGAACCTGAAGGTGAAGTGGAAGAGATTCCTGCCGATCCAGAAGAGACCGAAACCGAGGAGGAAGCCGAAGAAGAGGAAGAGGAAAGTGAAATTGATCTACTGTCGTTGACTACGGAGCAGATTCAATCTTTAGCCAAAAAGGGTAAAAGCCGACTCCTGCAACGGATTGGTGAGCTAACCGCTCAGAAGAAAGCCCTGGAGGAGAAGATTCAATCTCAACCTGCAATCAAGGAAGTCCCACAAGAACAGAATCCATTTCGTGAGATTGAGTCACTAGCTGACTTAAAAGCGAAATACCAAGAACTTGAGAGAACCCTTGAATCAACAGATGAATTACTGGAGGAATACGAAGATTATCGTTCTGAGGACATAATCCTAGTTGGAGACCGCGAGTTCACCAAGCAGCAGATTAAGAAAGCTAACCGAAACTCCCGCGAGGCGTTGACAAAATACCTTCCTGCTCAACAGGCGCATCTCCAACAGATCGCGCAATTAGATCAGTTAAAGGTGCAATACATCGCTGCGGCAGAAGAAGAAGTTCCAGACATTAAGGATGAAACCACAGTTGTCGGGAAACAATTCAAGGATTTAATGTCTGACCCGCTTATCGAAAAGCTACGTAAACAAGTTCCTGAAATTGGCTATCAAATCGAATATATCATGGCTCATGCGTCAAACTCCATCAACGGAGGAACGAGAATGAAGAAGCAACCTGCGGTGGGAACAAAACTGAAAATCAGTCCATCTCCGTCCCCATTTGGTGCGGGTGCTGCTAAATCCTCGACATCCTCTAAGATCAAGGGTGCAGATGCTTACACACGCTTTGAAAAGAGCGGGAGTCCTGAAGAATGGGTTGCTGCAAGAATCGCCAAATACAAGTAAATTTAACCAACTAATATTATGCCTATCTCAAATACTTATCAACCATCAGCCCCAGCCGCTAAAACAGGCACGGGTTCCGCTGTTTCCAACCGTGAGGATCTCTCTAACGAGCTTGCTATCCTAGCACCAGAAGAAACTCCTATCCTCTCGCTTTGCGGCAAGGGTAAAGCAAGTGCCACTTATTCTGAGTGGACTGTTGACTCCCTAGCTGCTCCTGCCACTACTGGCATCAGCGAAGGTTCCGATGTGACCTCGTTCAGCGACAAGTTCGCAGATCGCGCTCGCCTTGGTAACTACATCCAACTCATGCGCCGCGATTATATCGTGTCCAACCTTCAGCAAGCTGTTACCAGCGTTGGCCCTGCTAACGTGGCACAAGCAGAAGCGAAGTCCATGCGTGAGATCAAACGCGACATCGAAGCAACCATCGCCTCCAACAACGAGATGACGGTTGAGAACGGTGCTGGCACTCCTTACGGTATGCGTGGTCTTGGCAAGTGGATCGACTCCTCCGCTCAAGCAACCAACCCAGTTCCTGCTGCTTATCGCACTCCATCTGGCTCGATCATCTCGTCCACAATCAGCGAAAGCACCTTCAACACAATGATCGGTTCGATCTTTGCTAAGAATGGTGAGATGAACAGCTTAACACTTGTTGCTAACGTAGCACTTCGCCAACTTATCAGCAACTTCACTCGTAATTCGGGTGTTTCGACTGGCGTTACCTACCACGTTAACCAAGAAGCTACGAGCAAGCAAATCACCCTTTCGGTGAACCTGTATGACTCCGATTTCGGTCTTGTGAAGATCGTCAACGGTAACCCTAGCTGTATGCCAACCACCAACACCAACGTAGGCTATGTACTCAATCCTAAGTATCTTGGCTTCAACACCTTGATTCCTATGGGTGCCACTCGCCTGGAGAACCAAGGTGGTGGAGAGCGTGGATTCGTTGACGTTGCAGGAACTCTGTGCGTTAAACATCCACAAGCACACGGAAAAATCGCTTACTAATCCAAACTAAGAAATAAATATGAAAACTACTATTCAAGAATCGTTTAACGGTTTCACCGACATTTATAAACTGACTGCCGCTGAAATCACATCGCTTACCACTGGTCTGCAACGCACCATTGCTGTCATCCCTCCTGGCGGGGTGGTGACTGCTTGTGCGGTGTATGAGAACGTGGACTTCGCGGGAACATCGACTAACCTCACTCTGGATGTTGGCACTACTGCTGGCGACCCAGACGAGATGATCGACGCTCTCGACCTCGACGGGCTGACCAAAGCAGCCTTCAACACTGGAGATGTGCTTATCAATACCGCCGCTGGTTATGTCATCAACAACACGGCATCCGCTGTGCCAGTCCTAATTGAGCCTAATTTCACGGGAACCGTGACCGCAGGTGAATGGTGGATCGGTCTCAAGATTGTTGATCTTGGACTTCTTGCGTCCAACGCCTAAACCTAAACTGGGGAGGGAGGTAAAATCTCTCTCCCCTTTCTTTCTTTATGCTAATTAACGAAGAAATCAATGCTGCCCTTGTCCGAGAGTTATGCTCTGGACGCAAGTTCATCGAGAGCATGGAGAAGCGCAGGGAGATCGAAGCTGCTGAAGAAGCAAGAAAGATGCGCGAAGTGAAGTCCATTGCAGGTAAGCCTGTTGGTTCTATTCCGCAACGTGAGTATTTACTACTCGCAAACAAATATGGCAATGAGTGCTGGGATGACCGCACCTTTGTTCGGGACTTTTTCAAATCACAATCACACCTAAAAGCAGGTAATATTTAATGCAAACGAGAACCTACGCTGAACTACTTTCTTTGATTCAATCGTTAAGCGGGGTTATCTTCGCCACTCTAGAACTTGGCAGGATTAAGGCTTTAATCAACCGTCGAGCATTAAGAGCATTTCGCTCAACTAATTACTGGCCTCGCTTCCTTAAAATCGGAGAAGAGCGAGTAGTAACAAGTAATGTAGTTCCATATACTGAGTCTGGAAAAGACCCTATTGACACCTACTTGCGTATTCATGTGCAAGCTCCGTATTTGACTACTTCTGTTCAGGAGTATGACATTATGGTGACGGCAGATGGTGCGACATTAGTAGCTGGCAATAGCAGTCCTACGGAAGCATTTGTGACTTACAAGAAGCAATTATCTGATACTTACGGTGATGGATCAGGTGAGTCCACAGCGATCCCAGCAGAGTGGTATCAATACATGGCACATGGAACTTATGCTGACTACCTTCGTGCAGAAGGGCAGCAGGAGAAAGCGGCGTTGGCAGATCAAGAGGCAGATATGCTACTTCAAGAAGAAATGATTCGCATTGACGAACAACATACTTTACAAATGGTTGCTAATCGTATATTTACCAACGCCAACATGCAAATGCGCTACTGATGAATTACTCACTTGGAAATATGCTTGGTGGAGGAGCGATTGGAGTCAATCTACTCCCACCACTTCCTACTCTTCCATCTTTAATTGTTTATGGTCAAAGTTTAGCAACTGGAGATACTAAAAACCTACTTGTTGGAGCAACTGGCCCATCAGCAACTCACAAAATGCTTGCAAGTTCTCCTAGTAATGGAACTCCACGCTTTAATTTATATGATGGAGGCGCAGCATTAACGGCAAATCAATTCAATGCGTTACAGGAAAAATTTGATGGGTTACAGGGGCAAACAGTTCTCACATCATCTTTAGAAGGAATGTCTCGTCAATGGCTTGGAATGATCGGTGGACTTAGAGCTACTACGATTGCCGACATGAGTCCAGGAACAAATCCATATACTAGACTTACCCAGAACATTACCAATATGACAGCACTTGGTGCAATGCCTACTGCGTTTGTGTTTTGGCAAGGTCAGCAGGACAATGGAGCAACAACAAAAGCAAGTTATAAAGCATCTTTAGCTGCATTAAAATCTGCTGTTATTTCTACAAGTGGAAATCCAAAATTGATTTTTGCCGTTATTATTCCAACAGGTGGATGCAATGGAACAAATACTTGCGGTGCTACATTAGCTATTTCAGAAATGATCCGCGAAGGATCAATCGTAGGTATTGCAACTGATTATTTTCTTCCATTCAACAAAAACGATGTGCATCCTTGGCAAGAAGGACAGGCATGGTTGGGCAACTATATTCAAAGATTCATTAACGCAGCAGCAAGGGGCAAGGCATACGATACTATGCGTATGACTGGTGCTACTTTATCTGGTGCTACTGTTACGATCTCAACAACTAAGCCAGCAACATTTGACACTGTAAATTATCATCCAATTACGCAAGCAGGATTTAAAGTTTCAGACTCTACTGGTGGAGCAAATATTGCCGTTTCTAATGTCGCAGTGAGTGGATCAAGTATTATATTAACTTTGGCATCTGCTCCAACTGGGCAAGCTGTTATTCGCTACGCGCTAGATTATGCGAAAATTTCAGACTGGTCTACATCTAGCTCTGGCACTGCTGGTAGCATTTACAGCGCATCAACTGACAGATGTTCCATTATTGGAAAGACTTACCCTATGCATCACTGGCTAACTCCTGACCAAATTACAAGCGTATGATTACTTCTCAAATTTATCATCAATTAGGAGTCGATCAGGCATCAACATTTTTAAATCGTGCTACTGTCTCTCCTATCTCAAATACCCCATCATGGAGAGGAACTTCTGGAACTCCTACTGGGCCAGGGGCATACTATGCAGCAGCGATTACATGCAAAGGCACCAATTCATTCGATACTGGCTATGCTCCAACAGGAGACCATAGCGCACTTGTTGCTTTTAAAATTTCTGAAAATGCTCAAATAAATATTATCGGTTGCGGAAATTCAGGAGGGTTTGTTTTTCCAGGTGGGCCTGAGATTATTGTAAGTGGAGCAAGTGGAGTTACTTCTTTCTTGGGTACAACAGGATCTGGTGGTGATGGATATATTGAAAGAGGTTGGCGTGTTTTTGGTTATACTAGAACTGGTGCGACAATTACATATCTTATCGGAACAGGTGCTAGGATTTTACAGGTTCGTACAGCATCAGTCGCGAGTCTGTCTAGCAACGTTCTTACCATGTGCCTTGGAGGCGGTCGTTATACTTGGTCAGTCGATCCAACCTACGATGAGTTCTCTGAAGTAGCAATCTGGTCAAGTGCATTAAGCACCGCTAATCTCATTGCACAAGCTGAAGAGATTCGCCTATCAATTATTGCAAGGGGCTTGCAAGCAGAATGATTTCATGACTCTACACCAATTATTCGCACATATTAAAAATGAAATTTGACTTGCTCACAGAATTTTCCATTGGTATTTCAAAAACAATTACGTTGTTTTGCAGTAGTGGAGCGAGTTTTCTTTTATCCACCGAAATCCCCGATGATCTTGGCGTGGCTAAATACGCTAGTGCGCTGACAGGCTGGGGGCTTGCGATCGCTTGTATCTTTGTGCTGACTAGGACAGTTAAGCATCTGTTCGAGAAGCTGGAAAAAAAGGATGACTACATCAAGGAGCTGCACGAAACAGCATTGAAAAAAGCAGAGGAAAGCAAATGAATTACCGCATCTTACATCCGACAAAAGAAGGCAAGCGCAAATATCGCTTTGCGGCAGTGGGTGTGAATTGCACGGCACTAAAAGGAAGGCTTTCACAACATCCGAATGTAGAATTTTATAGTGCCGATGGAATCCTCCGCGCATGGATTAAGAACGGATGGATTTTTGCAACGAACGAGTATTTTTGGAACGGATGCAGCCCGAAGAAATACGTCGGGATTCACCCGTTTGGATTTTGGGCGGGAACACCAGACTTTGCTGGCACCATCGAAGCGTCATTTTGGCACGATGTTCTTTTCCAGTTTGCGGCAGTCGGCATGTATGATTTGAACGATGCAAACTATCAATTTCTGCACCTCATGGAGCGCAATGGCTTTTTGCTTGCCAGTCATTATTTTGACGCAGTGGAAGCTTATGGCGACAAGTATTTTGGAAAAGACTCAGAAGGCGTTTATGTAAAAATCTTATGAAACTACTAATTGTAAATATTTTAGCACTTGCTTACTCAAGCTGCACATTAACGGTCAACCCAGATGGAAGCCGAACCTACGGAACGGACGCAAAAACGGCAGCGATCATCGCGGCGCAAATCGTGGAGGCTGAGAGCGGGAAATGAAACCGATCATCATCATTGATCCTGGTCACGGCATGGGTAACCGTAAGCCAGGGCGTTACGATTGCGGGGCAGAATCAAACGGCATTACCGAAGCGGAAATCGTGATGACTTGGGCAAATGAATTGCGCGACATTCTGCGTTTCCGAAAGGTGGCAGTTGTTAGAACTCGCACCGATGATAAAGACCCTTGCAGCATTTCGGCACGGGCAAGAATCGCCAAGGCTTATAACGGCACTATCATGATTTCCCTGCATTGCAACGCCGCAAATGGCAAAGCAAGCGGAACTGAAACATTCTATCGAGGCGCGGAAAATAAATCAAAGGCAGTAGATTTGAATCTTGCCGTATGCGCTGGATTGCTAACTGTGAATCGCGGAGTGAAAACCGAGAATCAATCTCAGCATTCAACTCTTGCCGTGATGTCGTTTCAGCCATGCTTTTTGATCGAGCTTGGATTTATCGATCACGCTGGAGATCGTGCGAAAATGCTTAACGCGGAAAAGCGCAAGGCAACGTGCAATGCTATTGCAAATCTGCTACTTGAATAAATCATCACATCGTTCGAGCCATCGAGCATTTATTTTTTCCCGCGTTTCACAAGGTCACATTCAGCCTAAAATAACATGAGCAAATTCAAAAAGTTTTTAGTTGCGGCAGATAATCACGGAAGCCTAGTTTGCCAAGATGCGAAAAAGGTATTGCTATCATTCGCGGAAACGTGGAAGCCTGACTATCGCGTTCATCTCGGCGACTTATGGGACTTTTCACCATTGCGGAGGGGTGCAAGCCAAGAAGAAAAAGCAGATGGGATTTCAGATGATTTTATTCAGGGCTTGGAATTTCTCGACGACTTCAAACCAAACTTTTTAACACTTGGAAATCACGATGACCGCATATACCAACACGCTACGCATTGTAGCGATGGAATCCTACGCGAGCGATGCGAGGAGCTAGTCAAAGCCGCGGAGCAACAATTCAAGCGGCGGCGCATTACCTTTTGCCAATACAAGGTTACAGAGTTTTTGCAAATGCCCGGGTGCAACGTCAAACTAATTCACGGATTCAGATCCACGGTCTACCCCGCCAAGGCTCATTATGAAAATTGGGGTGAATGCTTGCACGGTCACTGCCATACTAAGGATGAACACACGGCAAGGCATATCGACGGCGGAAAGTCGTTCAGCGTGGCTTGCATGGCAGACCTTGCCAAGCTGAGTTACTCAGATCGACAACCAGCAAAGTTAGGTCACAGAAACGGATTTTTATATGGCATTATCAACACAAAAACAGGAAGGTGGGAAGCATGGCAAGTAACCAAAGAACACGGGGACTGGATCAGTCCACAAGGAATACTCTGAGCGCACTGGATTATGCGCTAGAACAATCGGAGGTATCGGCATCGCGCAAAGGTGATGAATTTACGTCGCAAGAATACTATGCCGCGCTACTAGCTAAGGGGGCGAGTATAAGCCACTCAGGGGCGTTGTATCGGCTAAAAGGATTGGTTACTAGTGGCAAGCTCAAAAAGCGCAAGATGACCATTGCCGGCGCACCTACCAACCTCTACAGCAAGCCATGAGCGACGAGCTACCAAAGTGTGAGCATTGCAAAAAGAAGCCTTGCCGAATTGCGACTTTGATTAACAGCGATAAAAAAGCGCAACGAATGATCGGGCGAGTCTGCGATGATTGCGAGCATTTGATCTGCGGCTTCGATATGCCTTTTGTCGAAAAGATGCACCTGATGATGTTGCGTCCGATTGCACAATAAAGTGGCAAGGTTTATTGTGCATTTGCCTTTTTGTAAATCGCCTCACAATGCGCCACAAGCTCGCTTTGCATCAATCGCCCGTTGCCATAGCCAACAGCGCGGCGAATGTCAGCAATCAGGAATAGCGCGGCAACAAGTGACCCGTTAGCGTCTGACAGTCTTTTGTCAAGATCGGCGTTTTCTATTTTCAGTTTTTCAATGTCGGTCATTTTGTTTCTTTCGTTGTTTGGTTAAAAAATGCGTCAACTTTTATTTTCACTTGTCGATCAATCGCCATAGCGAATCCGTATCTTTTCCTACGCATGGCAGGTAAGCGAGAAAACAATCGCAGAAATACGCAGATTGCGCAACCTCGAATTTTCGTGGCAAAAAAGAACGCCACGAGACCTATTGCGCGGGGGCAAGGAAGGTTTCTCGTGGCTAGGTAAGTATTTTAACATGGAAAATCAGCATTGCAAGCCTAACAATTTGCGCATTCCTCGCATACGTCATCGTGTTGGTTAAAATTACCTTATTCCATAAAGGATTCCGTCTTGTTCTTGCAAATAAGTGTAACTCATTTAGTTGTGTGTTCATTGTTGGTCTTCCGTCTCTGGAAAATCATAGTATTTGTGAATCCACTCCATAATAGCGGAGTGGACAGCATCTTTAATAACCTCGTGGGATGGGTTTTCCGTATGCTTATGCGCTCTCATAACGCCGTAACGACATCTCTCCTCGATACAATCACTTAGTATTGCGTAATATTTTGGTTTCATGGTTTTATTTCTTTTGGTTCTATGTGAAATTCACACCAGAAAGCGATGATTTTCGGCGGTTCGATGTAGGAATGCACGCCATTTCTCGGTGCTGTCCTGCGCAGGCATGTCTCGCATCCTTCGCGCCAGTCCCATGTTCCGTCCTCATCGAATCCCACGCCCTCGCATCGGGCAACGTCATTTGGTAGGGTGTTCATTGGTCAGTTGGTTTGTAGTTTGCGTGATCGAAAAGCACCTGCCAGTCGTCGCGGTTGTATTGTGCTTCGTTGTATGCTTCGCGCAGGATTGTATCGCGCGTAGATTGTTCAATGCGCTGCCAATTAAAAATCAGGCATCGGACAAGCAATAGCGTGGCTCCTGTGTTACGGTTGTGAGTGTATCTCGCTGCAAAAACAAGCGCGGTGTTTTCTAGGCGTTGATATGGTTCTGTGTTCATTTTGTTTTGGTCATTTTGTTTGTACATGTTGATACGCTAAACGTAAGCGTTAGTGATCTTGGCTGTTCTCCCAAGAGAAATTCCATGGTTCGGATTCGCTCCATGGAACAAGATCGCGAAGCTCTGCGGCGATCTTCCGCGCCTCGTTTCGCTCACGTTCAAGGGACTCACAAAGATCCCAAATATCTCCCTCGGTTGCGCGGTGGATGTGGTTTTCCCGCAGGTCGCGGAGTTGGTCTGTTTCTGGCGTGTCGTTCATTTTGATTGTGTTCATTTTGTTTTGGTTCTGTAGCTTTTCCAGTCAAACGATAGTTTCGCCCCGTTCTCCTCGATCCGATCAATCACGGCTGGAGATAGCGTAGATGCTAATCTCTCCCATGTATAGTTCGAAATCAGGATTGTCGGCATATCGGCGGCATATCGCGCATCAATGATGGCGGTTAGCTGTCTATCCTCGTATTGTGTTTCCCCACGCTCCTGGACTTCATCAATCACCAGCAAGGCGGCTTCACAGTAATCCGACACAACTTCCTTTTCTGATTTGCCAGATCCAGAAGTGTAAGTAGATTTGATCGTTGAGAACAAGTTCACCGCTGTGGTGTAAACCATCGGGCGTTTCTTCGTGCTTGTCGTCCATCCAATGCCGCCATTGCTGATTGTTGGACGTTTGGACTTATGCGCTCTAGCTACCTCCCAAGCCATGCGTGTCTTGCCGGTGCCATATCCTCCGTAAAGGATCGTAATGCCCCCAGAATCGGTTGTCGCGAGTGCCTTGGCATAGTTTGCCAACCACCCGTCACCTGTCGCTGGTGGGGCATCCTCGTAGCGTTTTGGAAATCCTCTTAGTGTATTCATTTTTGATTGAGTATATCGGATATTGTGTAGCTCCCACCTTTTTTCAATAAGTGCGAGTAATCAACTGGAAGTGTCGGCTCGATCTTCTCTGAGTCAGGTGTGCATAAAAGCAATTCTGCTGCTTCGCTTATACTGCATTTCAATCGAGTGGCTAATCTTCTCATGCGCTGATACGTTTCCTGCTCCAGACGCATGGTTACAGTTGCTTTCTGCTCCCATGGTTTCTTTCTTTTCCGTCCAGTTACAATGTTAAATCCTTTGTCGCTTGCTCTCATAGACTGTATTGGGCGAAGGTTTTTCCATTGCGCTTAATCTTCGTCGTTTTGACGTTAATTCCCTCGCTGCGTAGTTCAGCTATCCGCGCAGCTAGTCGCATACATCCCCACTTCTCTAATGCTTCTAGCGGGGTGATGTTGTAGCCGTCTAATATCCACTCTTTTATCTTGCTTGTTGTGCTTGGTTCTTTGTTCATGCTTCATCCTCCTGTTCGCGTTCTCCCATGAAATCGTGCATCTGCTCGATCTTTTCTTGTTTCATTTCCCACTCCCATTCCTCTTGGTCGCGCTTACGGTTTAGTTCATAGGACAGGTTAAGGATTGATACTGCTTGTTGTGTTGGTTCGTTCATATTAGTTTTTGTGTTTGTTGTTTGGTCTTTCCATTGATGCTGCTCTGGCTAGGCAGAATGCCATAACAAGGACAAGTGCTGCCAAGAGAATAAATGCTATGATCATGTTTCCGCTGG